AAATCCACTCCACACTACAGGCTCTCTTGCACTCTACTAAAAACTAGTATATACTTTTGTCACTATACATAAATTAATATTCTGCATGGACGCAGTATAGTCGACGGCCTAGAGACCATGTGGAATTTAACTAGGAGAATAATCATGGCACAAACTAACTTTTCTGGACCTATTACGGCTGGAAACATAAGAAATACTACAGGTACAATTGTTGGAACTGATGTTAAAAACACAGGACAAGTTTTAATGTCTCAATCATTTTCATTTACTTTTGCTACCGAAGGAACAGCAACTGATACAAACGTTGTGATCCCAGCTAACTCTCAAATCGTATCTGTTGACGTAAACGTAGAAACTGCGTTTAATGATTCAGGTGCAGATATACTTGAAGTTGGTTCATCTGCGGATACTGATTTATATGTTAACGACACAGTCATATCAGCAGTAGGCTCAATCGCTATGGGCACAGCTGCATTATGTGCAAACTGGAAAGATATTGGAACTTCTGATGTTAGAATTGGTTTCATCTATAATGGTGCAAACAATGACGCTTCAGCAGGTGCTGCTACAGTAACTATTAATTATTTGCAGAACAATAATTTAAGTTAATAAATAATTAGTGTGGGGCTTCGGCCCCACATAAAATTAATTTTAAGGAGAAACAAATATGAGTTCAGATCAGAAATTTACAACACTTACAGCTGATGGACAGGTTAAAACTGCTTCAGGAGGATCTACTAATATTGGTCCTGCTAGAGTTACATATATTCAAGGTAGCGGTATTACAAATATAAAACTTTATGATGCAGCAACAGCATCTGGATCAATTGTATTTGAAGCTACTTTTGGAGATGAAGGATTAGATATCTATGTACCAGGAAATGGTATTAGATTTGAAACTACTATCTATGCAGATGTAACTGGAACAGGATCTATTACACTTGGATATACTGGCTAGGAGGCTAAATGGCTAACACTACCTCGGGCACAACTACTTTCGATAAAACTTTTGCTATTGATGAAATAATAGAAGAAGCTTTTGAACGTCTTGGTATTCAACAAGTAACTGGTTATCAATTAAAAACTTCAAGAAGATCATTAAATATAATGCTTCAGGAATGGGGCAACAGAGGTATTCACTATTGGGAAATAGGAGAACTTGATTTAGATTTAATTCAAGGACAAGCAGAGTATAAATTCTTTAGATCATCTGGAGACGGTACAAGTGCTACTTCAAATCCAAATGGTATTTATGGAATATCCGATGTCCTTGAAGCACAATTAAGAAGTAATAGAACAGCAACAGATCAATCTGATAGTCCAATGACTAAAGTTGATAGATCAACTTATGGTGCTTTTTCAAATAAACTTTCACAAGGTACACCTAATCAATATTGGGTACAAAGATTTATAGATCATGTTAGTATTAATGTCTATCCTACACCTGATTCAACTAATGCATCTAAAGATATTCATTTCTATTATATAAAAAGAATTCAAGATGTCGGAGCTTATACTAATGCAACTGACATGCCTTTTAGATTTGTACCATGTATGGTTTCAGGGTTAGCTTATTACCTATCTATGAAATATCAACCACAACTAACTCAGAATTTAAAATTACTTTACGAAGATGAATTTCAAAGAGCATTAGCTGAAGATGGTTCAGCTTCAAGTACATTTATTACACCAAAAGCTTATTACCCAGGAACTTAATGTCTAAGTACGCAACAGGAAAACATTCAAAAGCAATTTCTGATAGATCAGGTATGGAATTTCCATACAGAGAAATGGTTAGAGAATGGAATGGTTCATTTGTTCATTACACAGAGTATGAACCAAAGCAACCACAACTTGAACCAAAACCAATAGGTGGTGATGGTGTTGCATTATTAAATGTAAGACCAGATAGAACAGAACCAATTACAACTGTTATGATACCTCAAGATGGTTTTGAAACATACCAAGCAGGATCAGGAATTATAAATGTAAGTGTACCTGGACACGGTTTAACGAATGGTACGACATATTTATTTAGAGGACCTCCAACAATTTCACCTGGAACAGGAACAACAACTAATCCTGTTTTTGCTTATGCAACTATTCCTAATTTTGATGGAATAACTGGTGCACAAATAGGACAAGGATCAGGTTACGCTATTACAACAGGACTTTATGATAATGGTTCGAGAGTTACAACAGACTATGCTTTATCTAATTTCTTCTTCTTTACAGTTAATACAGATACTGCTACAACAGGAAATGTTAAAGGAGGAGGCTACGGTTGTTCCGTTGGGCCTATAACAATATCGGCATGATTAAAAAAATTATTACTTTTATTAAAAATATGTTTACATGTGAAAGACAAGATCCTCATCTTGAAATGTATGAAGATGTAAGACTTGATAAAAAAGAAAAAATAAAAAGAAAATATAAGGATAGTTCAGAGTAATGGCTTACACTTTAGCAAATTTACAGGACGATATTAGGAGTTACACTGAAGTTGATGATGGTGTATTTACAACAGGTGTATTAGATACAATAATTAAAAACGCAGAAAATAAAATTTATAGAGAAGCAGACAGTGATGATAATAGATTTTATGCAACATCCGCTTTAGTAAATGGAAACAGATATGTAACTATTCCAACTGATTTAAGAACAATTAGATATGCACAATTAACTGATTCAGCAGGTGATCAAACTTTTTTAGAAAAAAAAGATACGAGTTTTATGGCTGAATATTACAATACTCCAAACACAGCTTCTGGTATTCCTAAGTATTATGGTAACTGGGATGCTGAATTTTGGGTAGTAGCACCTACTCCTAACGCTCAATTTTCAATAACTTTAGCTTATATCAAACAACCTATTAGTATAACAAATACAACACAACCAACAGCAGCTCCAGCAGCTACTAATGGAACTTATACAAGTAATAAATATCAAGATTTACTTTTATATGCTTGTCTGGTAGAAGCATATGGGTACTTGAAAGGTCCCGTAGATATGTTACAATACTACGCACAAGCTTATCAAAAAGCAATGCAATCGTATGCGATCGAACAACAAGGTCGTAGACGCCGAGACGAATATCAAGATGGTGTTATTCGTACTCCTTTAAAATCACCGTCACCGTAAATTTAAGGAGAAAACAATATGGCAAATATAATACCGTTCTCATTTAGAGGAGAGCTCTTTTCGGGAACACATAACTTTGCAAATGGAGGAGATGCTTTCAAAATAGCTTTGTATACATCTAATCCTTACTCAACATCTAGTACAGTTGTACTTACAACTAATGAAGTTAGTTCTTCTGGTAGTTCAAACTATGAGAGAAAAGCTTTAGGTTCTCAAGCAGTGGCAAGTTCAACTGCAGTTGCTTCAGTTGACTTTGCAGATAGTACTTGGGCTAGTGCTACTTTTACAGCAGCATTTGCAGCAATCTATAATGATGACAAGAGTGATAAGTTATGTGTAGTATTAGATTTCGGTGGAAACAAAACGGCTACTAATGGTACGTTTACAGTTTCTTATCCAGATCCAAGTACACCGGCTAATGCAATTATAAGCATGGCATAAGGAGAAAATTAAATGGCGTTTAAATTAAACGATAGGGTTAAAGAATCCAGTTCGACTACTGGTACAGGTACGTTTACACTTGGTGGTGCGGTAACAGGTTTTGAAACTTTTGCTGCAGGTATCGGTGGAGGTAATACTACATACTATTGTATTTTTGAAAACGGTACTAATAATTTTGAAGTTGGTTTTGGAACTTTAAACGGAGGAGCAAGTACACTTGCTAGAACTAATATTATTTCTAGTTCTAATAGTGATGCTGCTGTAAACTTTGCAGGTGCAACAGAAGTATTTTGTACAGTACCTGGTGCAAAAATAAGTTTACCTACTCCTGAAGAATATGGTTCTTCATCAGCGCCTAAAATAATTACAGTTAAAGTTGGTACTAAAACGACAGCTCATCCATACTCAGGTCAAGGATCTTCAAGTGCATATTTCTTTGATGGATTAGAATCACCAGCAATTACATTTTCAGGTGCAGATGCATCTTACAAATATTATTATAGATTTGATCAATCTGATTCTACTAACTCAGGGCACCCTTTAAGATTTTATTTAGAAGCAGATAAAACTACAGCTTACACAACAGGTGTAACTACTAATGGTACAGCTGGATCGTCCGGAGCATATACTCAAATAGCAGTAGATGTTAACACACCAAATGTTTTATATTATCAATGTTCAAGTCACTCTTTAATGGGTAACTTTGCAAACACTATATCTAATTATGTTAATGGTGCTTTAAATGTAGGTACATTACTTAAAATGCCTGACAATACATCTGCTAAAATATTAGTTGCAGATGGTACAAGTTATCAAGAATCAGCAGTATCAGGTGATGCAACAATCGCATCTGGCGGAGCATTAACACTAGCTAACTCTGGAGTATCAGCAGCTAGTTATACAAATTCATCAATTACGGTAGATGCAAAAGGTAGAGTTACTTCAGCATCAAGTGGAGCAGCAGGGGTATCAGCAGGGTTTGTTACTGCTATGGCCATTGCGTTATAATAAAAAATAGTTTATAAGGAGAATTATGGCACAAGATTTTGAACGATATATACAAAGAAACGTAGGAACATCAGCAGCGACTGTTCATACAAGTAATTCAGATGATGCAATAATCTCTGTACGTTGCGCAAACACAACTACATCAACAATAAATATAGATGTATTTATCAATGATGGATCAAACGATTATTATTTAATTAAAAATGCGCCAATAGTTAGTGGTGGATCTTTAGAACTAATTGACGGCGGAAGCAAAATTGTAATGCTGAACAATGACGTGTTAAAAGCTAAGTCAGATACCGCGTCAAGTTTAGATGTATGGGCTTCTTTCGTTGATGCAATAAGCACGTAGGAGTAAACATGGCGTATCTAGGAAACGTTCCAGCAAGAAGTTTTATAAGTTTTGAGAGACAGGTATTTACTATCGTCAATTCTCAAACTGCGTATACCCTATCACATAGTGTTACTAACGAAAACGATATTAGACTTGTTGTAAATAACGTAGTCCAGGAACCTGGATCCGGTAAAGCTTATACTGCAACGGGCACAACTCTTACACTATCAGCGGCATTAACAAATGGTACAGACGAAATGTACTGTGTATTTTTAGGAAGAGCAGTAGGAACAGTCAACGCTCCTGCAGGATCTGTGGGCACTTCACAATTAGCTGCGGACGCAGTTACAAATGCTAAAATTGCTGACGATGCAATTAGCGATGAACAACTTGATCCAACTGTAATTACAGGTCAAACAGCAGAAACATCAATTGCTACAGATGATTTAATTTTATTATCAGATACTTCTGCTTCTGGTGCATTGAAAAAAATGACTAGAGCAAACTTTGTATCTGGTGTTGGTGGAACTAACACTCCAGCTTTTCAAGCATCACTTACAAATAGTTTATCTATATCAGATGGTACAACTACAGATATTGTTTTTAATAGTGAACTTTATGATGTTGGTAGTTGTTATAATAATAGCACAGGAGTTTTTACAGTGCCTAGTGGAGAAGCTGGAAAATATTTATTTGGAGTAAATGTATTATTTACTGATGGTAATGGAAACGTATCAGATATGCTTTTATATGCACATACGACAATATCATCATCTGGAGATCAATCTCAAATTGCAAGAGCAGAAAGTACATCAAATGGAACTACATTTACTCAAAGAAATTTGGGTATGACTTTTACATTAAATTTAAGTGTTGGAGATGTAGTAAAAATACAAGCCTATGCAGATACAAACAATGGTTCTGCAACTGGAGTTGGAACTGGTGGAACACCAGGTAAAACAATTTTTTATGGATACAAAATTATAGAATAAGGAAAATAAATTATGGCAATAGATAAAGTAACATCGGCATCGATAACAACAGACGCAGTAGGACCAACTCAATTAAACGAGGCATCTAACTACGCATTTACAGGAACTGTAACTGGTGCTGGT